AAAGAGGCTGGCGCAGAAGCTATGACCTCGGGTGACTACAAAGAGCTGGTGAGGCGAGTCGATGGCAATTAATGCAGAACAATTAAACATCATTCTTGCGGCCCGTGACAAAGAGTTCACAAAAGCGATGGACCGCAGCCAAAAGCGCGTTGAGCGTTTTGCGCAGCAATCTCAAAAGCAATTAAGCAAAACTGGAAAGTCTTTTGACGCGCTGTCTGGGGTTGCTTCAAAGTTTGGCGTTGCCCTGTCTGCTGGCGTTGTGGCAAGCGGTTTTGCTAAAATGATAAAAGACGCAACGGATGCCGCTGTCCGTATTGATAACCTTTCAAGGGTTGCGGGTCTCAGTGCGGAAAGGTTCCAAGAGATGACCTTTGCCGCAGGAAAATTTGGGGTTCAGGAAGAAAAGCTGGCCGACATACTTAAAGATGTAAATGATAAGTTTGGTGACTTTTTTCAAACTGGCGCTGGTCCATTGGCCGACTTTTTTGAAAATATTGCACCCAAGGTTGGTCTTACTGCAAAAGAGTTTAAGAACCTGTCAAGCGAGCAGGCTCTTGGAAAGTATGTTAAGGGCTTGCAGGATGCGAATGTAAGCCAGCAAGAATTGACGTTTTACCTTGAGGCGATTGCCTCGGATGCAACTTTGCTTGCGCCGTTGTTGTTAAATAACTCTGAGCAGCTTGAGAGAATGGCTGTTGCCGGGCGAGACCTGGGTGTCGTTATGTCTAATGATATGATTACAAATTCAGTTGCAATGCGCAGGACTTTTGATGAAGTCATGGACGTTATGACCGCAAAGTTTAATACATTTGCTCTAACTGTTGTTGCAGGATTTGATAAGATTTTTTTAATGCCGACACCGAATAAAGCAATGCGAGAAGAGGCCGAGCGCGGTCTTGCTTGGCGGCGTGAGTTTGGTCGCGGTGGCACTGAGGTTGGCATCGCTCGCGCGCGTGACATATCAAACGGCGAAAATCTAAGCATGGAGACCGTGCAGCGCATGGCCAGCTATTTCTCGCGGCATGAAGTTGACAAAGAGGCAGAGGGTTTCCGACCTGGTGAGGATGGCTATCCCAGCAACGGGCGCATCGCCTGGGCGCTTTGGGGTGGGGATGCTGGTCGCTCTTGGGCTAATGCTCAACTTGAACGAGTGGACGATGAGCGCAGTTCTGTGGTATTGTCTAAAAAAATGGAGGCTAAAATGCAGCATCGCGCAGAGCCAGATGAGTTAAGCGTTGGAGATTATGTCACTTGGGAAAGCTCTGGCGGCGAGGCTTATGGCGAAGTTGAGCGCATTGAGCGCAACGGTCAAATCAACGTGCCAGATACCGACTTCAAAATAAATGGTACTGAGGAAGATCCGGCTGCGCTGATTATGGTCTATCGTGAGGTCGAAGATGGCTGGTCGCCGTCTGGAACGCGAGTGGGCCACAAGTTCAGCACGCTCACAAAGGTTTCGGCTCGTTCGTATGATGAAGATGATAAAAATAAACGTCACATCAAGCGCATTGAGGAGACTGAGGACGAGGTAATCGTGGTTTTTGGAAAGTCTGAAGAGTATCAAGATCCTGAGATGGATGAAGATCAAGAGCGTGAGTTCCGCCCTACAAAGAGGATTGAGGTCCGCGCAGAGGATGATGGCGGTATTCGGGTCAGTGGGTATGCTGCTGTTTTTGGAGAAGAAACCAATATTGGCGGCATGTTCAGCGAAGTTATTGAGCGAGGTGCATTTACTAACGCGTTAAAGCGCAACGATGATGTTGTTTTTCTTGTAAATCATGACGGTTTGCCTCTTGCTCGCACTAGATCAGGTACTTTGAGCCTGCGCGAAGATGAGCGCGGCTTGTTTGTTGATACATACCTAGATGCAAGCGATCCTGATGTTCGCAGCATTGTTCCAAAGATGAAGCGCGGCGATTTAGACAAAATGTCTTTTGCTTTTGTTCCAACCCGTCAAGAGTGGGACGATAGCGGTGACATGCCGCTTCGCAGCATTCAGGATTTGCAGCTTTACGATGTTTCAATTGTAACAACTCCTGCTTATGATGGGACAGATATTGGCTTACGATCTTTGCAGAAACATCGTGATGCAAATACTAAGTCACAGGCAGTTAGAAGGCTTCGGATGAAGTCTAAACTGTAAGAGATAGCAGCGGACTCCCGCTGTTGCCCTTTTTCCTGCACCTTGGGCAAGTGCGTGGAATCTGATCGTCGTGAGACAGACCAGTTCCCTTAGATGGAGGCCCAAATGGCTGATATTAAAGACCTGCGGGAGAAGATGGCGACCATCGCCACCGAGGCCCGTGCTAAACTGAACGAAGTTAGCGACGAAACTCCAGAGGCTCGTGCTTCTGAGGTTGAGCGTGAATTTGACGCCATGATGGCCGATCACGACAAGCTGGCCGCAAAGGTGGAGCGTCTGCAAAAAGTTGAATCCGCGCTCCGCGCTGGTGACAGCGTTGACCTTGATCGTCGCCCAACATTTGAAAATCGTTCTGCGCCAGCCGTAGACGAAGGTTTCAAAATGGACTACCGCGCTGCATTCGCTGAAATGATTGCTGCTGGTGGCGATGCTTTTGTTGACGCAGAAGTTCGCAACGTGCTTCGTGAAAATCGCACGCAAGTCAGCGGGACTGACTCCGCTGGTGGTTACACTGTCCCAACTGAGCTTGCTACTTTTATTGAGAAAGCAATGATTGCAACTGGCCCAATGTACGACAGCACATTGTTCACAGTTATCAACTCAGCCGATGGCCGTCAGTTCAACATCCCAACCGTTGACGATACAGCCGTTACTGCCGTTGCTCACACTGAAGGCACTCAGCCAACAGACGATGGCGGCAAAGATGCAACCTTCGGTCAAAAGTCCGTTGGCGCATTTGCTTTCGACTCCGAGTGGATTCGTTGGTCTGCCGAGTTGAATGCTGACAGCATCTTGAACATGGAAAGCCTGTTAGGCGAGTTGATCGGTGAGCGCCTTGGTCGCATCGCCAACGACAAGCTCACAACTGGCTCTGGTTCGTCTGACGTTGAGGGAATCGTAACCAACTCAGCCGCTGGTAAAACAGCAGCCGCAGTTGCAGCCGTGACAGCAGATGAGATCATTGATTTCATTCACTCTGTTGACCCAGCTTACCGCACCTCGCCTTCCACAGCGATTATGATGAACGACAGCACACTCGCTGCGGTTCGCAAGCTGAAAGATGGCAACGGCAACTATCTCTGGCAGATGGGCAACTATCAGGCTGGCGTTCCGCAGAACTTGCTCGGTTACAATGTAGTTGTAAACCAAGCAATGGATAGCCTTGCAGCGGCCAAGAAGGTCATGCTCTTTGGCGATATGTCCAAATTCTATGTCCGCAAAGTTGGCGCACCAAGCATCTATGTGGCCAGAGAGCGCTTCGCCCCGGACTTTGGCATACTGGGCTACATTCGCTTCGACGGCGTATTATCCAACACGGCGGCTGTTAAGCACTTGATCACAGCAGCATCATAAGCACTAAGGGAGGGGCCAATTGGCCCCTCTCGCTTCAACAGGAAGGGATTTTTTATGAAAGTTCGTTTGCTAACAGGAATGGCCGGGATCGACTTTAGCCACAACGCTGGCGATGAGATTGATTGCAATGAGGCCGAAGCCAGCCGTTTCATTGAAGCTGGTATTGCTGAACCTATCTCGGCAGCACCAGCGAAGGTTGAGCGCGCCACAAAGAAAATAAAAACCCGCAAGGCGGTTTCTGAGGAATAAGTCATGGTAAAGCCGCTTTCATGCCATCACTCACTTGAGCTAGTGGATGCTCCTTTGATAACTCCGATCACCTTAACGGAGGTAAAGGCGCAACTGCGAGTTGAGCATGATGACGATGACACGATATTGACGCGGCTGATTGATGTCGCCGTTGCATATACAGATGTGCGCGGCGTACTCGGTCAAGCCATGATCAGCCAAAAGTGGGCGCAATGGATACACTCTAATCCTCCTCAGAATGTTTCTTTAATACTTGGCCCAGTTCAAAACGTGACTGCGGTTAAGTATTACGACACTGATGGCAATATTCAGTCTGATAATGTCAACAATTATCAAGTTTTTGGCACTGACTTCGCTACAATTATCAGTCCAAAAGATAGCTTTACATGGCCTGCTGCGCAGCAGCGGTCAGATGCAATTAAGATTGAATATGAGATCGGATACGGAGACGCGATCACTGATGTCCCGCAGACGATCCGGCACGCTCTAATGCTGCTTATCGGCCATTGGTATGATAATCGAGAGCAAACTGGCGTTGATGAGCTTTCAAACATACCGTTTGGCTATGAGGAAATGCTTAACCTCTATCGGAATTGTTGGTATGGTTAGGGCTGGCCTCTTGCGCGACCGAGTTGTGTTTCAGCGGCTATCGTCTGGCGCGGTTGACGATTATGGAAATGTCTATACCGGGTGGGCTACCCTTGTGGCGCGCTCAGCAGATATTCTTGAGCAAAGAGGCAAAGAGAAAATATCTGGCGGCGTTCTTGAAGACAATAACCTAGCAACGCTCAGAGTTCGCTCTGATAGTATAACTCAAACACTCACGGCGGCTGATCGTGTAATCGCTCGTGGGATCACCTGGGCAATTAAGAACGTGATCCAGCTTGATTCTAAGGACACTGTGCTTGAGTTTGTAATTGAGAAGGGCGTTGCGACATGAAGGTGGTTGGCGCGAAGAAACTGAGCAGACAATTCGACAAAATGCCTGATGCCGTTGAGCGTCAGATAGTTAAGTCGATCAAGCGAAATACTGAGGCTGCTGCGCGTTTGGCTCGCAATCTTGTTCCAGTTGCCACTGGTGAGCTGAAGGGTTGGATTTCTACTAAATATGAGAACAGAACAAACGAATATCTTGGCTCTGTTGAGGCTGCTCCGCCTGAGAGAGATGCGCAGATAAAAGCAAACTCAGTTGAGTTTGGTCGGAAAAAGGGCAATCGCGGGACTACCGAGGCGCAGCCATATATACGCCTGGCGCAAAAACTTCAGGGTCCAAAATTTAAAAAGTCTTTAAAATCTGCCATTCGTCGTGGGATCAAGGAGGCGGTCAATGGCTGATGGGTTTGCACTTTCATTGCAGAAAGGTCTTCGGGCCGCACTGATTGCCGACAGCAATATCACCGATATTGTAAGCACGCGGGTTTATGATGAGCCGCCGCAAAATGCTACATTCCCATATTTAAGATTTAACGAAATCTCTCCTACAGCTTTTGACACTGACACAATTGAAGGCGCTTTGGTTGGGATTAGCCTTGAGGCTCATTCTCGAAGCGCGTCAGGCCGTGTTGAGGCTGTTCAGATAGTCGAGGCGGTAAAGGACGCCTTGCACCGTCAGGAAAGCGCTGTGACGGTTACTGGTTTCAATCTCGTTGAATTGATATTTGAAACTTTTTCGGTTACAAGAGATGGTGAAGGTCGTGGATACACGGCTGTCATTGTGCTTCAAGCAATGCTTGAGGATACCGCCTAAACTCCGGCGCTCTGGGCAAGCGCACAACAATGGAGGCCAGTTATGGCTAAACAACTCGGACGCGCCTTGCTGGTCAAAATCGGCGATGCTGCAACCCCAGAGGTTTTCTCAAACCTTTGCGGATTAAACTCGAAGTCACTCACGATTAACAACTCTTCGATTGATGTTACAACTCCTGACTGCACTACTCCAGAAGGTGCCTTGTTCACAGCTACTTTGGCGGGTTTGAAAAACGTCAGCGTCTCTGGTGATGGTTTCTTTGAAGACAGCACAGCAGAAGCTCGGATGAACACTGTTGCGATGGCAGCAGACAATTCCGTGAATATGGAGATTGTTGTTCCTGACTTTGGAACATATGCTGGCGGTTTCCGCATTTCTTCCTTAGAATTTGGTGGCGAGACTGAGGGTGGCGTCACTTACTCCATCTCTCTTGAGTCAAATGGCACAGTGACGTTCACAGCGGCATAATGGCTATAACTGCTGAAGCACAGCGAGGTGGCATTGTCGAAACTATCGGCGATGCCACTTATTCCTTTAAACTTCGCAATCGTGAGATTGAGAGATTTGAGGATAAATATCGCGGTATCTTTGACCTTTGGGATGGTTTTTTCAGCCGAGGCCAGAAGCCAACCAGCAAAGAGGTGCGCGATCTTGTTGCTTTGGGGCTAGTCGGCGGCGGCATGAAAGACGCACAGGCGGATGCGGTCATCAATGAATGCACTCCAGAAGACTTGATGCGTCTCTATCAAATCGCTCAAGCGGTTCTGGGAGTTGCTTTTATGCCTGACGTTGGTGATGAAGCGGAAGTAAAAAAAAAGACCGAGGCCACCGACATAGCCGACTGAATGTCCGATCCATGATCGGCAACGGGATGGTCGCTGGCTTACATCCAGAGGAAATCCGTGATATGATCCCGAAAGATACATGGGTTGCATTCAAAGGGTGGTCTGATGCACATTCACCTAAAGAAGCTGGTGCAGGTGCCATGACTTCTAGTGACTATAGAGAGCTGGTGAGGCGAGTCGATGGCAATTAGTGCAGAACAACTGAATATCATTCTTTCGGCAAAAGATAAAGAATTTACTCGCGCGATGGATCGAAGCCAGAAGCGAGTGGAACGATTTGCCAAGCAATCTCAAAAGCAACTAAGCAAAACTGGAAAGTCTTTTGACGCGCTGTCTGGGGTTGCTTCAAAGTTTGGCGTTGCACTGTCTGCTGGCGTTGTGGCAAGCGGTTTTTCCAGAATGATAAAAGACGCAACGGATGCCGCTGTCCGTATTGATAACCTTTCAAGGGTCGCGGGTCTCAGTGCGGAAAGGTTCCAAGAGATGACCTTTGCCGCAGGAAAATTTGGGGTTCAGGAAGAAAAGCTCGCCGACATACTTAAAGATGTAAATGATAAGTTTGGTGACTTTTTTCAAACTGGCGCTGGTCCATTGGCCGACTTTTTTGAAAATATTGCACCCAAGGTTGGTCTGACTGCAAAAGAGTTTAAGAACCTGTCAAGCGAGCAGGCTCTTGGGAAGTATGTTAAGGGCTTGCAGGATGCCAATGTAAGCCAGCAAGAGTTGACGTTTTACCTTGAGGCGATTGCTTCTGATGCAACTTTGCTTGCGCCTTTGTTGCTAAATAATTCTGAGCAGCTTGAGAGAATGGCTGCCGCTGGTCGAGACTTGGGTGTCGTTATGTCAAATGATATGATTA